CCCCTGCACCGCCACCCAGTAGTGGAACCCCCAAGGCTGGTCACTAAAAGGAACACTTGAATGTCAATTTTTTATACTGAGGGAAACAACGAAGGCGCCAAAAGGTTATTTCAGAAGCGCTCCTATTACTCAGACTGGCTTACTCAATATCAGAGGGATTATACTAATTTAGTGGATTTCAATTTTGCGGAGAAGCAGTTTTATGGCAGAGTTGACCGTCGTTTTGTGCCACGAGTGGTAAGAAATTCTGGAAGTATTCAATTGAAGACTTTTAACCAAAGCAATCTGGGGGGACCTCCAATGTTTGCCCTCAACTTTGTGGTGGATGCTTTTAATGACCTGGCGCAACAGTTTCAGAAGTGCGCCATGCTGGGGAAGATTAATACTCAAGATACTTATCTTACCAATCTCAAAGTTTATAATGCCTTTCAACAACCCCAAGGGCTTTATTCGGAACAATTATTGCTTTATGGCACTGACATTAGCAACTTCTTTGCAAGAAACAACGTCACTTATAAGAATTTTGACGAGTTTATGGTACACCTCAATGGACTTTTTGAGGGACTGTCTTTTGCACAGCCTTATACCTATCCGGCATTTGTAAAAAGCCGCTTTTGTCCTATACTTGTAAGCGGTCTAGCCATTGAGATTGCGGACTTGGGAACAGCCAATGACCAACAGAAAATTGATCAATTTGTCCAGAGCCCCAATTGGTCATTTTATGTCAATGCTTGTCGCTCTTTTGGATTTATGGTGGACAAGAATGTGCCGTGGAGGTTAGTAGCTGATATAGGCTCTTCAGAGATGATGAAATATGCTGCTCGCTATGGCATGAATACTACTAATCAAATACTATCTACTGGTTATTCATATGCTCATAATAGATACTTTAAACAATTTAAATTAAATTTATTAAGATTATATAAAGCTTTCAAGCTACCAACCTATACAGAAAAAACAATATGTAATGATGGTTCTATTAATACTATCATTATCACTCCTAAAGATTATAATATTAAAACATATTTAGAAGAGTATGATGATCTATATTTTCTCAGAGAATACTTTAAAATTCGTTTTAAAGAAGAGGAATCTAAATTCACCGACAGTGACATTCATTTACTTGTAGATGATGTAGAAGAGTTATATAATGTTTTTGGACTTGATCGCGCTCTGACTTTGTTAGAGACAATTCTCAATAAGCCATTTGACTATCGAGGGTCGTGGACTTATATTAAGGCACAGAGGAAAGCCACAAATGATCTTTCAGACACTGGATGATAAAACTGAATGTGTTGGTGTGTATGTTGATGGAAAGCTGCATTTTGATAAAATCCCCGAGGATTTAACTCATACTTGGAAGTATGCTGGGTCGATGTCTGATCCCGATATCAAGTATGCTTGGCTTTATTGTGAAGGTCTCCCCCTTCAAGAAGTGTGCCCAGAAGAGCACAAAGAGCGCTTGGAGGCTGCCCGACGAAAGCTTCGAGCTTATAAGAAGTCGTTGGTGATTGCCAAGGTAAACCTAAACGATCACTGTGTTTTTGATCTGATCCCGAAGGATTTCCTTATGGAGTTGTGTGAAGCCAAGAACTTGGTAACCCAACACGTCTTTGACACTTACCCCAAGCCTCGCAACTACTCTCACCTTTGTGATGTTCAGAGACTTATTCATAAAATCAAACACCAACGGTTGAATCTTAACAACAAAGGGTGCCGTCATCTCTATATGTCTCATGCCACAGGTCACAAAATCAATGGCTGGATTAACCGACCGCAGTATGTTGATTACAACCTGTTTGGAACGGTCACAGGACGGCTGACAACCTTTGAAAATTCTTTTCCGATGCTCACCCTTAAGAAAGTTTTTCGTCGGATTATAAAGCCTCACAATGACCTTTTTGTGTCCTATGATTACAATGGTGCAGAGATTAGAACGCTTCTCAATCTTTCAGGCAAGAAGCAACCAACGGGAGATATCCATCAGTGGAATATTGACCATGTGTTTAAGCGTGAGATTGATCGAGACTTGGCGAAAACCTTATTCTTTGGGTGGCTTTACAACCCTGACTCCACAATGTTTGACCAAACGGTGTACGACAAAGAAAAACTTCTTGACCACTGGTATAAGGATGGTTATATTACCACACCTTACAAGAGGCGCATCAAAGTGAGCAGGCGAAAAGCTTTCAATTACCTGATTCAAAGCACAACGGCAGATCGTGTGCTGGAGAAGGCTGTGATCATTGACGACCTGTTGGAGGGTAAGAAGAGTTTTATCTCTCATATTATGCATGATGAAATTGTGCTTGACTTTCACCAGGATGATGTTAAAATGCTTCCTGTGATTAAAAACATTTTTGAGACTGAGGATTTCAAGACCAACATTAAGGGTGGTAAGAATTACTTTGATCTTAAAGCGATGACTCCGTGATTTCAATTGTTGGACTGGGAAATGCAGCCTCTAAGATTGTTCAAAACTTTGAACAGTATGGGCAGTATAATGTCTTCTATCTAAACAATAAGCTTTCACGGAGTTCCAAACGAAAACACAAGTTGAAACAATATGAAAAGCCAGAAGATTACGAGAAAAAGATACCTAATCTTAAAAAGTTTTTCAGTGATCTCGATGATCACGTTCAATTTGTGGTTGTTGGCTCTGCTGCAAGCACCAACTTTGCTTTGGGTGTTCTTGAACAGATCCAAAAAAAGAAAATCGACTTGATTTATATTAAGCCCGATGTAGAATTGTTGACTGGCATTCCAAAACTCGTGGAAAACATGGCCTTTGGAGTGTTGCAAGAGTATGCTAGGTCGGGAAAGTTTAATTCAATTACGATTATCTCTAACCCACATATCGAAGAGGCTTTGGGAGATCTTCCAATTCGCGGATATTTTGAAGCGCTTAACTCTTCGATATCGTGGGTTCTTCATTATTTGAATTATTTTGCTCACTCAGAGCCAGAGATTGGTCAGCTTTCATTGCCCTCCGATTCTCATCGAATTCGTTCAGTGGCTATGCTGAATATGGAGAATTTAGAAGAAAAATGGCTCTTTGAGCTTGACACCCCTAGAGACCTATGTTACTTTATGTGTATCAATGACAAACGACTTGAAACTGAAAAAGGACTACACAAAAAAATTGTTAACCAATTAAAAGAAAAGCCCCGTAATGCATTCCGAAAAATTTCGTATGCTATTTACGGGACCAACCAAGAAAATGACTTTGGGTTCTGCGTTGCCCACACTAACGTAGTACAAAAAAACACTTGACTTTGTTAGTCAGGTGGTTAAATTATAGCCGACAAGGAAAGCTTGTTGTACTATAGCCATAATCATATAGGAGAAAAATTATGGGAATTAATATGGAACTGATGCGGAAGAAATTGGCCGCACTTCGAGGAGAGGGACGAGGAGACGGGAAGGTATCTGCCTTCTTTAAGCCGGATGAGGGAGACCAAACGATTCGTATGGTTACCCCCAAGGACGGCGACCCTCTAAAGGAAATGTTTTTCCATTACAACGTGGGTAACCACCGTGGTGGAATTATGTGTCCCAAGCGAAACTTTGGCGAGCGATGCCCGATTTGTGAATTCGCTTCCCAGTTGTGGCGCGAGGGCACAGAAAACAATGACGAAGAGAGCAAGAAACTTGCAAAGAGTCTCTTCGTTCGTACCCGATTCTTTTCACCCGTCGTCGTGCGTGGTCGTGAAGAGGAAGGTATCAAGGTGTACGGGTATGGCAAGAAGGCTTATGAGCTATTGCTTGGCTATATCCTCGACCCGGAGTATGGTGACATCACCGACTTGAAGGAAGGAACGGACATCGTTCTGACCTACACCAAGCCTACTACTCCAGGGGCGTTCCCCCAAACGAGCCTGAAGATGCGACGAAACACGTCGCCACTACTGCAAGATGCAGATGCGATCCCTCCCCTCCTTGATCGCATGCCTGACGTAATGTCTCTCTTTGAGAGGCAAACTCCTGAGCAGATTGACGCAATCCTCGATGAACAGCTTTCCTCTGGCGGATCTGCGGAGAATCGTTCATCCGAAACAACCAAGTATGCAAAAACTGACGACAA